GGAAGATACAGTCACTACGACGCCGCTGGCGACTGTCATTGGGCCAGCCGACACACCAGCACTCCCGCTGGCGATAGTATAGCTTGTAGACACCGTTGTGCTGTTAATTGTGATGCCGTTGCTGGAGATGTGCGCGGGGGCTGTAAATTCGCCCGTAGACGGCTTGTACAGCAGCTTGGCATCGCCTGTGTACAGCGTGGCAGCCGTGCCAGAGGTAGCCGTCAAGAAGGTCGGGTACAGGTTTGTGGCCGTTGTGGTGTCGTTGGCAATCGTCAGGGACGCGCCCACGGACGCCCATTTGACGCCTGTCGCCGTAGTCGAATCGGCCACCAGCGCGTAGGTGTCCGTCCCGACAGGCAGCCGGACGTTGTTCGTCCCGTTGCGAACGATCAGGTCACCCTTGGTAGTGGTAGGCGACAAAGCATCAAAGCCCGCTGTGGCCGTTGTCTGGCCTGTGCCGCCATTGGCGATGGCTACCACGCCCGTGACGTTGGCAGCAGTCCCAGTGGTGTTCTGGTTGAGCGTAGGCACATCGGCGGCTTGGATAGCAGCCAGCAGCGTGTTTGTGCCGTTGGAGCGCAGGTAGTAGCCTGATGTCTGCGTGCCCGATAGGGCTGTAATGGCCGCAGCAGCCGTTGTTTGGCCCGTACCGCCGTTGGCAAGGGCTACCACGCCTGTGACGTTTGCGGCCGTTCCTGTGGTGTTCTGGTTAAGCGTAGGCACATCGGCAGCCACAATGGCGCGGAATGTGGGCACGCCTGGCGCGCCGTTGGGTGCGGCCAAGAAGGTGTTGGCTGTCTGGGAAGCAAAATCTGACGGCGTAACGGCCAGCGTGCCACCCAGCGTCAAGCTGCCAGAACTGGTGACAGTGCCTGTTAGGGTTAACCCGCTAACTGTGCCTGCACCCGAAACAGACGTGACTGTGCCTTGTGGATTGGCGGCTGTAGTGATTGTAGTCACGCGGCCATAGGTGTCCACCGTAACCACGGGGATTAACGCAGACGAGCCGTAAGTGCCGGCAGTCACAATGCCGCTAGCCAAGTCAATCACCGGCGTTGCCCCGCCCGTACTGGTTATATTGCCAGTGGTTCCGCTGACCGATGTAACTGTACCGCCGCCAGTGCCCGCGCCGATGGCCGTGCGAAAGGTTGCCGCGTCAAGCGTGGAGACAGTGTTGTCGGCATTGACGCGGATAAAGGTAATCGCGCTAGGGTCGGGCAGCGTGAAGAAGTTGCCGCCAACAGTCGTAGCGCCTAACGATGTACGGCCAGTGGCTGCAACCAGGTTGGTCGCCCCGCCGTCCCATTGCTGGCGTTCAGCATATGCGGTGTCCCATTGCGTTTGCTTGGCCGTTGTAGGGATAGCGTACCCGCTGGCGTAGGACACGGCCAGCGTGCCTGCTGAAGTGATCGGGGAGCCAGCAACAGAAAGGCCGGTGGGCACTGACATTGCAACCGATGTCACCGTACCAAACGCGCTCTCGCCGCCGCCACTCGGGGGGCCAATTTGCAATTCTTCCAGCGATGTCGGGTTGTTGCCGCCGCCGGTCAGGTTGAACAGGTTTAGAAAAAAGCGATACCACTGGCGCGACATCAACCCCGTGCGTGGATCGATAAGATCGACACGCGACGAGGGTATGTTTGTTATGTTGACTTCAGACATTGGTCGGCGTCACATAAACTTCTGCGCCTACGATTGCAATCTTTACCGGATCAGTGCCTGACACCTCATACACGCGGTCACGCAGCTTGAGCGTCATGCCCAACCGACGCCAAATGACGCGCTTAAAATACTGGCCGATCTTGCCAATCGACTGCCAGTATTCATTTGACCAAGTGTGCCCGCCGTCATCAGACCAGCGCAACATGACCTGTGGGTCGCTGCCTTGACCGTTATTGATGCCTACGCCTGCCTCGCAATCAAGCTGAAGGGTGTGCTGCGAGGTTCGCTTGAGGTTGTTTTGGCCGGTAGGGATAGCCCGCCACGACCGCAGCCACTTTTGGATGCCGCTGTTGTCAGCGTACACATCCAAGTCAAAGACGTAGATGTTGCCGTTTTCGTAATCGCCAACGATGATGTTGCCGCCGAAATTGCACTGGCAGTTTGACCGATGGCGGGTGAACGCGCCGTTGTCCCAGCCAGCGCGCTCATGCCATGCTTGTGTGGCGACATCGTAAACCCATGTGGCGTTGGCCGAAGGGAACGACAGCACATAGAAGGCGTGGCCTTCTTGCTGGTATGTGTAGGCTACAGCGTCGGATATGTTGCCGTACTGAGCAATGGCGTACTCAATGGCGTGCGTAGACACTCGCTGGCCGGTGTAGCCGTTGGCCCGATAAACGATGCCTTGCCCACGGGCGTCCGTGCCCAGCCAAAACAAGCCGTTGTCAAGTTTGGCGATAGAAAAAGCGGCTACGCAACCGATTTCATTGAACGCACCTTGAATGCGCGCTAGCGGGAAGTCGGCCAAACCGGCGTCGTACCAGACTTCAACCGAGTCAGTGCCAAACAGCCAAACTTCGCGGTGATCAACAATTAAGCCGACCAAACCGTCCGGTGAACCTTCAGCGCTGGCGAAATCTAGCGGGTCAATTTGAGTGCCCTCAAACAACTGAGTCACCCACACTTTTTGGCTGTCTGGCTCGTTGAAAACGAAGTAGCCGTCCAAGTAGCCAACCGTCACTGCGCCTGGAAAGTCAATGTCAGTGATCTCAGCAAACGTGTTGAGGGTTTCGTTGTAAATGTAGCTGCGCGGATTGCAAGCAATAAACAACTGCGTGCCGTTGTCGGCAATCGACACCGGCCCCGTGCCTGAGATGGTGCCCAGCAGCGTAGGCGTGCCGGTCAGGCTACTGAGCTTAAAAAACTGTTGGCCGGACGCAACATAGAAGTCAGACCCGTTTGTCTGGTGCGCCCACAGCCCGCGAACAGGGCCGGTGCCAACTGTTTGCAAAAACTTCAGGCCAGGGCAACGCGACAAAAAACCTGCTTCTTTGCCACCTTCGGGGATGACTTCGGGGAACAGGTTCACGCACCTATTGTCGGCAGCATTGACGCTGCGGGCTACATACGATGAGCCAAGAATTGGCGTTTTCATCAGTAGTTACCGGCGTAGATGTTGAAGCGCTGGCGGGTCGCCACAATGGCGTATGGCATCGACATCACATCGTCAGGGTTGTTGATGCGTTTGAGGTTGCGCTTGCTGGTCATGGCAATGCGCTTGACTTGTGGGGACGGCTCGACGCCGTACTCTGGCGCAATCTCCATCGCCAAGTTGTAGGCAAACGCCCGCAGATAGCCTGGCGGAAAGAACAGATCAGTTGCCAGTGTGGCAGGGTTGCTCAGTTCTTGAACCGAAATAAAGTGCCATTCCAGATCGCGTGTCGGGCGCGGGTAGATCGACATCGTAACGTCAGGAAACCCCATGTTCACAAAGATCACTTGGGGGTAGGTACTGGTTACGGTCTTGACCGCAATGCCGTTGTACTGCTGCTGGTTGATGAACTTGATGCCAAACGACACGTTGGTGCCTGGGTCACGAAAGTACGTTGCCTCGTCCAACAGAACAGGCCGCAGGCCGATAAAGTCGCCCGACGGGCCAAGCGTGCGGATGTACTCGCCGGCAGGCCAGGTAAAAGTTTGGTCTTGTGTGCAAAAGACAGACAGGCGCTCAGTGTTCCAACTGTCAACCATCTGGTTCATCGCCATCAAACCGTCTTGCGACATGGCTGCCGATGGCGTTTCATTTTCGGCCAATACGCCTAGCAGGCGAAGTGCGCGATTGATTTGATCGCCAGCGGTGTACGTTGCCATGCTTAGATTCCTTCGGTTACGGCCCTGCGCGTGTATTTGCGTTTGACTTCCAGTGCGTTTACTTCAGCCTCTGGGGCTGGCGCGGGCGTGTCAGGATTGTAGCGTGTCCAGCCGTTTGTTTCATCAAATACGGCTTCAAGTTCCATTGTGGCAACTTTAGCCCCGTGGACGGGGTGAGAAAGATAAATGTTCATGAGAAAACGGGGGCCGAAGCCCCCGCTTTTTAGTTAGCGGCGATTAAACCAACAGTTTCAAGGCGTGCTTCAACTTGAGCAAGACGGGCTTGCAAGTTGGCGATCACAGACAAAACAGAGTTACCCTCGTCTTTGGTTACAAAACCAAAGGGGGTGGTCTGAGTCAGGTCTTGGATTGCGTAATCAGGCGTGCCTGGTGCAGTGCTGGTAATTGAGGTCAACTGAGCAGTCAAGGCAGCGCCTTGAGCCACTGGGGTTGTGCCATAAAAACCAGCGGTGCCGCCAGATTTGCCCATGATTGCGCCGTCCAGTTGTGCGTCTTCAAACGCAACGCCTACAGCTTTAGTATTTGGCATAATGTTTCCTTAAAAACGGGGCCGAAGCCCCATCAGATTTAGGCAATGCGGTATGCAGTCCAAGTACCATCGCCGGTTTTACGGGCAAGGAAGCGGCCCGAAGTGCTTTCCAGCACAACAGGGTTGCCAACAATTGTCCAGCCAGTGCCAACGGCAACGGTGACTTGATAAGAGGCGTCGACCACCACGATAGCAAACTCAAACGCAGCGTTTACTTTAGATGCGCTGCTGATGTCGGCTTCCAGCAACGCCACGGTAGGCAGCGTAGCTGTAATGTCAGCAGCGGAGTCGCTGGTAAACAGACCGTTTGACAGTTGGGCAGCGGTCAAAGTTGCGTCAGCAGTCAAAGCCGTAGGAGCGCCTTGAACAAACAGTTGGGCTTCGCCGGTATTGCCGTCACCAAGCTGGTAGCCACCAGCGCCATTAGGAAGAGCCATGATAATTTCCTTAAAAAAGATTTAAAAAACGCCCCCGAAGGGGCATTAGGTTTAGCCCCAGATGCGGCAGGCCATTTGTGGACGGATGGTACTGAAACCATACAGAACGTCAATACGGCAAGGCATACGGTCGTTGTTGATGTCGTACTGACGAACAACGCGCAGGCTGATACCGTTGTGAACGGCACGGGCGGCCATGTCAACGCCTTGTGGCAGCAACAGGTCGGCAGTGGCGAACGTGATGGCATCCTTGTGGTAGACCAAGTTCTGAGCGTACTGAGTAGAAGCAGCGCCCACAAAGGTCACAGTCGCGCCAGTTGCAGGCAGCACATCCACAGTAGCCAGAGCGTGGTTAGCCGAGTACATCGGAGCAACAGTCACAGTCCAAGTGCCGGACGAAGCAGTGGCGTCAGCCAGAGCAACGAACTGGAACAGCGAACCAGTGGACTCACGGGTCTGTGGGTTGACCGCATTGCAAGCGCTAACGGTGAACACGTCGCCGGCTTTGATGGTGGTAGTCACCGAGCCTTGTTCCAGCAGAATGGTCGAAGCGCCTTCGGCGGTAACGCCAGGGGTCTTAACCAGTGTGGAAGCGGAAGCGCTGCGTGAGCCAGTGGTGTGCTGCTTGATCGACTGAGACATGTTGATCTCATCAAAGCCCAGCACGCCGGTGCCCATCATGCCGTTCTTGAACTGCTTGGAGATAGTGTCGGTCGGATTGAACAGACCTTTCATACCTTCAACCAGGCCAGCATTGGCGGCAGGGTTCACGGTGGCGTAAC